TGGTATCAGAGCAGGGTTCACTGTAAGTAAATTTATGGCTTTCATGGGGTAATTCCCTAGGATAGGAGCCTAAGGGCTCTTTTTATGCATATTTCTGAATTTCTGTTAAGACTATGCTTTATATACTCTGAAGCGAATTTCTGGCAAGTAAGTTTTAAGAAGTAGATGGTAATACCTTATGAGGAGTAATACTACATATCTAGACTAAGGAATGTCTTAGGAAAGAGGCGATGAGAAGATAAGGTGACTACTGGGAATAGACGTAAGCCCATTGTAAGTCCCGAGGAAGGGCAGCTTGTGGCAAAAAGGTGACTCAGTATAACCTGAAGATATCGCGTCTCTGTCTAATTTAATATCCTGAGACTCCTAAAATCCGGATATGATAGTAAAACTCTGATAAAGCAAAAGCCTGAAGCTTCGAAATACCTGCTAGCCAGAGATAAACTAAGGAAATTATAAAGCCGTGCTCTTAACTTTAATTTACAAGAAAAATGCATAAATAACCCGAAGGTTCTTTATCCTGCTTCAAAGCCTTTAGTTTACTTAAACCTTGAACCAAAGCTAATTCTGGATACTTACTGGGATAAAACCTTTGAAAATTACAAGAACTCTCATACTAAGTCAATTGCAGATCTTGAATATTTGAACTTAGCAGGAATTGAAAAGGTCTCAAATAAAGACCTAGCACATAACTTGCACGTTAATACTTATAGAAGTGATCTTGGATTTAAAGTTGTTATTGCATCACTTACTAAGGAAAGAAAGTTAAATTTGCAAAATAAAGAAGAGCTTGAAAAACTTCACAAGAAGCTTGAACTGTTTGGAGATCTAGACAAGATTGTCAGATCCCAAAGAACTGAACTCAAAAAGGCTAATCAAAGCCTTGAGGACTTAAACAGGGAACTGCAAGCCCTGCGTTCTGACTATCTCTCCAGGTGCCCTCTATCAAAGAAGGACGTAGAAGAACTTGTTCTACGTATCAGTGAGCAGCCAAAGCTCGTTGAACAACAAACAGAGGCCTTGACAAGAGAGCTCTCTGAAAAGGTTGACAAGGTGGAGGCCCTTATCCACCGTCTGGAGAAAGTTATTATTGGATGAGTCTAGCCAACACCAAGGCTAGCCCGCTTTACAAGGAAGCCATATCTGCTACATCCAACGGCTGGGAAGAACAAGGCGTAGGATTTACTGAAAGGGGAACTGCATCCCTTGCTATTCTGACGCGCCAACTCAACACCCTCATTTACTCGGTGGTCAAAATCAAAGACGACATCGAAGGACTAAAAGAAGAAGTTACCCAAATCCACCAAAGGGTAAAATCAATTGAGAAGAAATCAGGGCAATCATCAGAAGGAGCCCCTGATTACAAGGCGGACTTGGACGAAATCACCAAAAGACTAAGTTCTCTCACTATTCAGGGAGACAAGATCCGAGAAGTAGGAGGCAATCTCAAAGTTTTCAAAAATCCCTACGAAATTCTAAGATCCCTACAATGACAACTCGAAGGTCCAGTCTACCCACGGTGACCGAAACAATGGGTCCCAGTACATCTGGAAGAGATGGGACCCCACTTATTGAAGACCAAATTAGAGATTACCGGGCATCCGCAAGGAGACGGTATGAAGCACAACGAGTTGCCAGAAACATCGGCAACGTCGGAAGGAGACTCATCGGGAGGCAAACCCGAGAGGATACCCTGGCCCTACTCATGGACCCGGAAGTAGAGTTACAAAGATCTATGCGGGAACGAGCAAGAACAGTCCCCGCCGAAGTATTATACATGTCAAGACGAGATGACGTTCACCATCGCGTCTACCACTTCAGATCTGAGGAGCGAATGATGGTCAGTGACGCTGACCAACAAGATCGGACATTCATTTCTGAAGAATCTTTCGAAAGACTACAACAAGCTGGACTCACGTATATACATCTTGGAGTCCTGCAAGTCCGGTTCCAGATCCTTCATAGGACCTTTGCTGGAACTATGGCGCTCCTGGTGTTCCGAGACACCAGATGGACGGCTGATGATCGGTCTATCATATCAGCCATGGAAGTGGACCTAGCTGAAGGCAATCAGCTAATCTATGTCATCCCCAACATAATGATGACTATTGGAGACTTCTACCGACATATTCAAATCTCCATACGCACAAGGGGATATGATTCTTGGGAAGGAGGCGAGGCGAACCTCCTTATCACCCGAAGCGTAACAGCTAGGCTTTCCAACACATCCAATGTTGGATTCGCCTACCGTATTGATCGAGTAGCTGAATACCTCAGGACGAAGGGGGTAAGGGCTATCGACGCCACAAAGCATGATGCGAGAAGATTCCAACACGGGGAATGGAATTTAAGACCATCTACGGCTGTAGTACCCGTACAACCCACAAGCATCACATCTGCTGTTAATTATGACCGCAGTATATCGCTACGATTTGGGGACTACCAAGCGGCATCCTCATCCAGACCACCAGTCTACAACAAGAATGATGACGAGGTAGACTCTGATGAAGAAACTTTTCAAATTAATATGGTTTTACTCGGAGATGATATGGACTACCCCATGTTCCGAGAGCTTGAGAAGTTATATATAACTTCTGAAAGCATGGTGGGGGAGGATGATGAGGAAGAAAAATCAGAAGATCTTGATGATGAGGAAGCTCATGCTGATTTCCAAAAATTCCTCAATTATTCTGATGAAGTAAATACAATTCAAGATTTCCTCAATCAATATGACGCAGACATCTCTGAAGATGAAGCAAATTATGATGTAGGAGTTCTGGAAGAATATCCAGAATTACTGAAATTGGAAAATAACCTGGCAGAAATCCCCATACTCAGCGAGGTCACATCCCAGTACAGACCTGCAGACATTGACATGGCCGGCCCAACTGGATATGCCCCGGCTACGTCTCAGCAAGGACTATTAGGCTCAACAGCACCTGATCGTTTGGGCAAAGGCTCTTTTAAATGGAAAAGCCCAACTGAGTACTTTAACTTACCCTCAGCCCAACAACAAGCTGGAGCGATGTTCGTAATGCCAGCAAATTTTGACCCCAAAGTATTTGAAAGATGGGAGTCGATCACGCTAAACCACATGGCGGATAAGGTCTTCTCCACTGCTGAAGACAAACTCATATACTTGGAAAATCTACTTGGAGAAGCAGAGAAGATCATGTTCCAAAGTTGGCGAATGACCTATGCAAACGAATACGAAGAGATGAAGGGTCAAGCCCTAGGGAACAACGGTACACAAAATCTACTCTCTCAAATCCGTAGAATCTTTTATCTAGAAGATCCCAAAACTGGAACTACGGTATCCCAAGATGCGGCTTACAAGGCAATCAAGAGCCTAGTATGCCATGAAATGACGGGAACTGCCATTAAAAGATATATGGCGGATTACTGGACTCTGGCGGCTAAGACAGGAAGGATATGGCAAGGACCAGAGCTATCCGACGAATTCTTCACCAAACTACCAAGCGGGCTTGGTGACAGAGTGGCAAAGGCTTTCAAAGAAAAATACCCTGGAAATACGGTCGGAGTACCTGCCAGGATTACTTTCACACAACTATACCTAGAGGAGCTTTGCAGAGAAGCTGCATACCAGAGATCCCTAAAGAATTTGGACTTCTGCAGAGAATTCCCTATTCCCGGCTACTACAAGAAACCTGGAAGAAAGTTTGGAGTAAGAAAGTCCACATCATACAAGGGAAAACCGCATAAGACCCATATCAAGATAGACAAAAGAAAATATCTGCGGAACAAGAAGTGCAAATGTTATGCCTGCGGAGAAGAAGGTCATTATGCAAGTGAATGCCGAAACCCAAGAAAATTAATGGAGAGGGTTTCAGTACTGCAAGATTTAGAACTTGGGAAGGATATGGAAATAGTCTCTGTAGAGGAAAATGAGACTGAATTATCTGACATTTATTCTATTTCTGAAGGAGAGGAATCTGGACCACCCAAGTCTGAAATAATGAGTCTGGAACTATTCATGCTCCACGAAATTGAAGATGAACCTGAAGCATATCTTATCGGAGCAACGGACACCTGGAGGAATCAAATGAAAGTTTCCAGAAAGGAATACTACTGTCAACATGAGTGGGACCACACCACTAAAGTTGTCGAAAGATGCAGAGCATGCACCTACTATATCACCAGCCAGCCGAGGATAAAGTGCACAAAGTGTAAGATCCCTATCTGCAACCTTTGCACAAATTACTGCTATGGGATTAAAATGGCTGATGAAAAAGAAAAAGAAAAGGAGAAAGAAAAAGAATCTGACTTACTTGGACTAGTAAATAATTGCCGAGAAATTATGGCCAAGTACAGAACAGAAAAGGAGGTACTCTTAGAGGAGCTCAACAATGCATTAAAACAAGCTAAAGAGTACAAGGAGAAATTTGAGCATCTGGAAGGCATCTGTGAGGAGCAAGAAGCAGAAAATAAAGCCTTAGCTCAGGAAAATCAAGATTTGAAGGAAAAGGTGGAAGAATTAAAGGAAGAAAATGAAATCCTGAAAGATCAGAATACTACCATGGGACAAGAAATGGTAAAGATTCAGGAAAAACAACAGGAAGCTGAAAAATTCCTTAGAAGAGAAATCAAAAGGAGAGAGCAAGCAAACACAGAAAAATTAGCTCTTATGATGAATGAGGTTTGCACAGAAAGAGAGTATGAATATCAGATCAACGCAACCACGGTTCAAAACAACCTCTATAACATCAAAATCGGCCTGGAAGTTGATGGAGAAAAGAAATTTCTGAATGCCATACTGGACACTGGGGCAGCAACATGCGTAGTATCACAAGCTAAAGTGTCAGAAAGATTCCTGGAGCCATCAGCTATGAAGGTAGAACTAAGAGGAGTAAACGGTACCTCCAAAGTCAATAAAGTCCTCAAAGAAGGTAAAATTTGGATTGGTAATCAGTATTTTCGGTTACCTAGGACTTATGCACTGGAAATAGAATTATCTGGAGGTATAGACATGATAATCGGTACGAATTTCTTAAGGGCTATGTCTGGTGGAGTTCGTATAGAAGGAGAAACAGTTACTTTCTATAAGATAGTGACCACGACAGATGCACCAAAGGTCCCTCACCAGATAAATTTAATTGAGGAGCTGGAAATGAGCGAAGAGGAATTTATTGAGGTCCAAATATCAACAAGTACTGAAGGATATATCAACAAGGAGATAATGGACTCAAAACTGTTTAAGGAATTAAAGGATCAGGGGTATATCGGGGAAGAGCCTCTGAAGCACTGGCAGAAAAACATGGTTAAGTGCAAACTCGAGCTGAAAAACCCAGATATCACTATTCAAGACAAACCCCTTAAGCATGTGACAGCAAAAATGAGGGAAACCATGAGGGCTCATATTGATAAGCTGCTGCAATTGAAAGTGATCAGACCCTCATCCAGTCGACACAGGACCACTGCCATGATTGTTGAAAGCGGAACAGAAGTGGATCCAAAGACAGGACAAGAAAAGAGAGGAAAAGAGAGATTGGTCTTCAACTTCAAGAGACTGAATGACAATACTGAGAAAGACCAATACTCCCTCCCAGGAATAAACACGATTATCAGTCGAATTGGAAATGCCAAAGTTTATTCAAAATTCGACTTAAAAAGTGGTTTCCATCAAGTAGCCATGGATCCTGAATCCATCCCATGGACGGCTTTCCTGGCTAACAATGAGCTCTATGAGTGGCTTGTCATGCCCTTCGGTCTGAAGAATGCTCCAGCAATATTCCAACGAAAGATGGACACCTGTTTTAAAGGTACTGAAGCCTTCATTGCTGTTTATATAGATGATATTTTAGTATTTTCTGAGACCGAACAATTGCATAGAGACCACTTAAGAAAATTCCTGGAAATCAGTAAGGCCAATGGGCTCATATTAAGCCCAACCAAGATGAAAATAGGGGTCAAAACTATTGACTTCCTAGGAGCCTCTATAGGAAACTCCAAGATCAAGCTTCAGCCTCATATTATCAAGAAAATAGCTGACTTCGACGATCATAGGCTGAAAGAAACAAAAGGTTTGAGGGCATGGCTTGGGATATTAAACTATGCAAGAAACTACATCCCAAACTTAGGAAAAACTCTAGGCCCTCTTTACTCTAAGATATCACCAAATGGGGAGAAAAGAATGAACGCTCAGGATTGGGCACTAGTCACTCAGGTTAAAAGACAAGTCCAGAACCTACCAGAGCTGGAATTACCCCCAGAAAAATGTAAAATGGTGATAGAAACGGACGGCTGCATGGAAGGTTGGGGCGGCGTCTGTAAGTGGACTACTGTCGGCAAGGCACAAGAAAAAGTATGCGCCTATGCCAGTGGAAAGTTTACCCCCATCAAAAGCACTATTGATGCGGAGGTACAGGCTGTAATTAACAGCCTTGATAAGTTCAAAATATACTATTTGGACAAGAAGGAGTTATTGATCAGAACAGACTGTGAAGCTATAGTCAGGTTCTATAAAAGCACAGCTCAGAACAAACCCTCCCGGGTTAGATGGCTCATGCTGACCGACTTCATCTCGGGTACGGGTCTAGAAATAAAATTTGAGCATATTAATGGCTGCGAGAATATATTGGCAGACTCCCTCTCTAGACTAGTCCAAACACTGTTACAAGGATGGCAGCATCAACACCTAAATGGAATCCTACTGGCTCTAGAAGAATTGTATCAAAAGCCCAACCCAGAAGTTGCGAAGAAAATCGGGCAGATCATTATGAAAGTTCTGGAGAAGCCAGCTGGAATACAGATAAATATGATCACTGAAGGACCTAAACTTCGGTGCGCATGTGGAAAAGATGCTGAGATAGCTGTCTCCCACACTTCGAGAAATCCTGACCGACCCTTTTACAAATGCCAAAGAAATCTGTGCCACATTTGGATATGGAAAGACTTAGTGGATGACTACTTTCAAAACTTAACGGCGTGGAACAGAATCTCTGAAGAACACAGAAGGGAAATGGCTCGTGAAGAAGGTCAGAATCTGGAAGAAGAAGACTACTGGGAGAATGTATTCAATGAGGTTTTCGACCACGAAGAAATCACGGAGTTCTACCCTGACGGAGGAGATCCCGGTTAGAAACAAGGAAGCGTGAAGAGGACCCATTACAGCTGTGATCGCACCCACAAGCTGTGTCAGAAAGAAAGGTATGGTGCAGGGCGGCTAGCGCTCAATTATCTTGCTTTTCAGTTTTCAATTCTGTAAATGGCAGACAGAGTGAGGTGTCAAAGGACGATGGGGCCCAATGAGTACCCGCTTTGACTACTTTACAATCTGAAAGCTATGCTTTTATTTTGTTAAGCTGATCCTGAGCCTCGGGGAGCCGGATCTAGCATAGTAAAACCAGAGGCGCCCCTGGTATTGGCGCTGCGGTTTTAAGCCCACGGTTTTCGGACTCCATGAGTTTTGAAATCCGACGGCTTTAGTCTGAGAAGGCTCAGCCTTTCTCTATATAAGGGTTTGTAACCCCTCGTTGCAAGCATAGTCGGAAATACCAGACTGCTTACTTCGAGTTTTGAAATCCCAATAAGAATCCTCAGTTTTCTTCATCCTTCTTTCGGTTCACTTCCTGAAATTGGGCAAGCCCCATAGTAAGGAAAGATCCATTTGGTGTAATTCCGCTTCACTCC